CCTTAGGGTTATCAGTAATGTCATACGGATCAAAGTCTACATATGTATCAAGATAGTTACTTATATACTCTAACCAAAATGAAAAATATCTTGGTCCAAAAGTATTACCTATAAAATAAGTAGGTATACCTCTACTTATAAAATGACCAATATAGTCAAAATGCGGTGATAAATCTTGATCAATGCCACTATAGTAGAAAATCCTTTTAGGGTTCATATCGTAAACCCATCTAAGTTGACTATCGTTTTCAATCCATGTTTGATTTATAAACGCATCACCACGATCAAGGTAAGAATAAAGAATCTTACGTATTTTTAAATCTTGTGCACCTATGAGTGATGAACTAGAAAATCCGTTTTCGTATATGTACATCTACCGCAAGTCATTAAGTATGCCGCATTTAGTGCACCGCACTTACATACCCATGTATTATCAACTAAATATCCAGGTTTATGGTCCCCCATATAATAGATATAATATTAAAACACCTATAGTATAAGATATCAACCATCTTTTATCTATCTTCTTCAGTAATTTATCTGATATAGTAATATTATTATATCTTATATATAAGTCTTTTATGACGTTAAATAAAAGCATCACTATGGTGAACGCTAAAACACTATAAACAAAACTTTGACTCATACTATAATATAGGAACTTTTTTGGTAATATACCACTCCCCACGGGGGAAATCGCGGGAGCGTTTTTCACTATATACGGTTATCTATTACTGGTTCATCTCGACAATCTATATACGGTTCTACTATAGGTGAGTATAAATCTGCTAAAACTTCTTGTGCATGTGTATTTGTGTGATAACTTGCAGCGGCAAAATTATACGTATTGGTATAGTTCCATGCATTATACTCGCTGTTAACTCCGTAGTATCTCTCTTTTATTCCTGGTATCTCAAATGATGGATCATAAAAGTTACAGTAGAATGTAAAAGGTATTTTATGCTCTTTTAGTAACAAAACGCATGAAATAATAATAGCAATATCTCGTGATTGATTTACTACAGGGTCTTGCACCAAAGGTAAAACTTCACCATATGTAGTGACACGTGTATGTAACTCTGTGTTCTTTTTATTTAAAAAATCTAAATTTTCTGTTATCACTAAATTGTCGTCAGAACTAAAAAAGAAACGCGGTATTCTTTCCGGATATTCATCTAAATCGTTTTCATTATACCAATAAATGTCATTAAGATTAATTGAATCATTTATATGACTACGGTAAACAGTGTTATCACTGATAATTGATCTATTTGAGTTTGTAAATCCACATATAATAAAGTCCGGTAGTGGTTTGGTATTATAAAGTAGTTCTTTTAACTGTAAGTAGATGAGGTGATTACTAGCTCCTCCTCTAGCATGATTAGTAAGAGAGCATTTATATCTATCTCTTAATAGTTCGACAAAATGAGTGTTGGGATCGTTAGGGTCTAGATTTATAAAACTATCACCAATGGCTGCAAGTGTTTTCATACACCATATTTATCATAAATATCTTATGAGTAATATCTGGACATTTGGGTGTAGTTATACACAAGGTTTTGGGTATGATAATAAATTTGAGACAGATGGTATTAAATATAGATTATCAGATGAACAAATTAACTACCACTGGTTACCAACCTTACAGCAGCTTTACAAACACGACACTGGAGTAGATTACGGTATAGTAAATAAAGGTTGTTGTGGTGCAGGTATGAAACATATACTGTATAATCTTTTAAACAATCTTCCTAATATTAAACCTGGCGATATTATGGTCTTGGGGAGTACTTTTTATGATAGAGAATCGTATATTTCTAATTTACATCATAAAGATTTTCACCAAGTTATAATAACACCTAAACTGCAACAACAGTGGTATGACAATAAATTAAGAGATGATTTTATATTTCCTGGTAAGTCAAAAGAGTATAACGATTTACTTGTAGCACATTATACCGAAAATAGTTTTGAACACTCTGAAAATGGTTATAACTACCTTGAAGTTGAAGGAGAGTTTTTGGAAAGAACTTTTAGAAATATCTGTGATTTATTAGAAAGTACTGGGGTGAGGTGTTATAGGTGGAATAGATACCTTTGGGATCATTTTGAAACAATAGAAGAATGGACAGAGGGTATAATAAAAAATCAACACTGGTCACCAAATGGAGATAGAAAGGCAGCAAGATTTTTTTACTGGTGTATTAATAATGGTTATAAAACTTTTTCACATTACTTACTTCCACAATGTATTGAAAAAAACTTAAATGGGAAGAATAATGAACTCGATGGTTTCAATATTAATGACTTCCCAAAAACTGAATACGACCCAGATTTATATAAAACTATAATCTAAGGATCCATATTGAAAGCAAACACTGTTCTTTCTACATCTCCTTCCGACGGCATTACCTCATGGAATATGTGACTAGGAAATAATACTAGCTTTCCTTGTTCAGGTATAATCATATGTTTTTGATCGGTAAATTCAGTTTGATAATTTTCTACTATTTGTTCGGTAACATATAAGTTAGGGTTGGGGTTCTCTAGCATCAAAGGTCCTGGTTGTCCTTTGCTTCGAATCCAATAAACTCCTGATACGTGAGACGCTCCATGATTATGTCTTTTATGTATACCGCCACGTTTGTAGTCTTGAACCCAATAATTCATTCGATATCCCTTGGCATATCCTGTCGCATTGCTATACTCTTCACAGCACTCTACTAGTTTATTAAAAAACTCTAAAAACTCGTCAGGTTTAACTATTCGTTCTGTAAAAAAATCTGTAGCAATTGGATTACCGTCTGTGTTAGTTGTCAACTTAGGTAGAAGAGGTAAGAAAAAATTATAAACTTTATCAGATAATTCTTTATCGAATAAAAATTCCATGATAGGAGTTGAAAATATACGTTTAAGTTCTTTCATATATAATAAGATAAGAACTATTTATCATATATGCAACCGATAGACCCAAATAAACTGTTTGATATTTTTCAAGCAGGAGATGAAGAGATATATAAAGAACACGGTATGTCTAAAGTTATGAACAGTCCGTATGTACTACTCGGTATGGTTGTTAGAGGAGTTGAAAACTTCAACCTTATGGATGTTATGTATACCAGACAGTATCCAAAAGAGTATAAACGTAACAGAAAAAATATAGTATTTCGTTATTTTACTAAATTATTTTCTTATATTAATAGAATAGAAGAAGAGCCAGCAAAAGTAATTGAAGAGTTAGAACAAGGATTTGATTATACGCAAATTATTATGTCCTTAGACTTTATGAGAGAGTACTTTGAAAAAATTGAACATTATGAAAAATGTGCAGTATTAAAAAAATATATAGATACTGCGATAGTTTACAAAGAAAATGTTTAAAAAAGTTGGTAGTCTGAAATAAAAGTACTATATTAAGATATATTTAAAAATCAAGGTTATGTTTACAATGTTTGTTTATGGCGTCTTAACTGCCATTATTTTCTTTTTAGTTTCTTGGATGTTTAAGTGGATTCGAGATTATATACTTATCAACGGAGAAGATTCTGTTTTTGGTATTACTATTCTTATCTTTTTACTTACTTTATTTGCTTCTTGTAGTAAAGAGGATATTCCTCAAGATTTATGTGGAGATTGTCAAGTAAGGTTTGATATTCCTTTTGAACAAGACAGTAACGGTTACTATCATGCTAAATTATCATTTAATTCAGCAGGTGCAGCTAGATTTAATATAGATGCTTATGCTTCTACTATTGACGATAAAAGTTTATGGGAAAATGATACTCCTAACTCTTATTCAATCTTTTCAGGTAACATCGAACTTACCAACGATGTAGGAGTTGTTCAGCATTCTCGTCTTCAACATGATAAGAAAGGTTTTACAAGACGGACAGTAGGTCCAGTACTTACAGAACATATAGGAGATACCCTCATTGTCAACGTAGATACTCATTGGGTTTTTGCTCCTTTGTGGGAAAATACAAAAAATACTTTAAAAATTATTATAGAATAGTTGATTCTTAAAAATAAAAGTATTATCTTATTGAATATTATATAAAATATTATATTAATTTATAAAAGATAATATATAAATATATAAATATATATTAAAATAATCTAATATGTCATTATCGGCCGAACAAATACACAAAAACTACGAAAAGCATCTTAAAATTATAGATACTTACATAGGAGATCGTAAGGACTCCGTCAAGGCTATGGTTGAAAAGTTAGGAGAAAATTATATAATGTCTCCTGCCAGTGCTAAGGCATGGTATCATAGTGCATTTCCTGGTGGATATATTGATCATGTTAATAGAGTAGTGGAATATGCGGTGAAGCAATCAAGGTTATATGGAGAGATGGGTGGAAATGTTGATTACTCCACTGAAGAATTGGTCTTTGCCGCATTATTTCACGATTTAGGTAAGATAGGTGATGGAGAACGTCCTAACTACCTTAAACAAACCGATAAATGGAGACAAGATAAACTATCAGAAATGTATACACCTAACCCAGAGTTGGATTTTATGCTTATCCCAGATAGATCTTTGTTTATTTTACAAAAATTTGGTATACCAGTTAGTCAAAAAGAGTTTTTAGGTATAAGATTACACGACGGTGTGTTTGATGATGCCAATAAAGCATACTTTTTCAGTTACCAAGAGAGTTCTCGACAAAAAACAAGCTTAGTCTCCATTTTACACAGTGCAGACTTCTTAGCTTCCAAGGTTGAATACGATATTTGGAAGAAAAACGGTGGCACCACCACACCGAAAGTACAAAAATCACAATCTTCCACAGGAAAACAAGTAAAATCATCGGAAGGACTAAGTAATTTGTTAAAAAACATTTAAATGACAGAAATTTTTACTACATACAACGTAATACTTGGTATTTTAGTGGTTATTCTTATTTTTTTCTTCTACTTTTTAAGAAACTTACTACTCAAAGTTGAAAAATACGAAGATGTAGTACAAGATCAAGTTGAATACTTAAATAATATATCAAAACTAGTAGCAGAATCACAAGCACACCTTAGAAATCTAGACAGCAAAGGGGTTTTCGAATCAGATGATGAGGTAGGAGAGTTTTTTAAAGCAATGAAGGGTATACAAGACGAACTCAATAGATATATGCTCCCCGAAAACTATGGCAAGGAAGAAATCCAAAGCTAACTACTTTACAAAAGAGACAGAAGAATACATAGTAAAATATAACACATCTAAAGATCACGAATACAGAGCAAAGATCTTTACAGACCATATCTACCTCCCTTTTTATAAGCTAGCAGAAAATATTATACATACTTTTAAGTTTTACTACACCGATGTAGAAAAAATTGAAGACTTAAAACATGAAATTGTATCAGTTCTTTTAGAAGAGAAAATTATGAAGTTTGATCCTACTAATGGAGCAAAAGCATACTCTTATTTTGGTACCATTGTTAAAAGATGGTTAATAAATTACAATAATAAGAACTACAAACGACTTAAACAGGTAGGTTCTTTTACTGAAATGGAGGAAAGTTATGAGGGACATCGTCAATATGATGATGACTATAAAATAACTTTATCAAAATTTATAGACTCTTGGTGTGAATCAGTTTACGAAAGAGTAGATGATTTATTCTTTAAGGATAACGAAAAAATTATAGCAGACGCAGTTTTAACTCTATTTAGAACTCGTCACGATATAGAAATATTTAAGAAAAAAGCGTTATATATTTACATAAGAGAGATGACTGATTGTGAAACTCCACACCTCACTAGGGTCATTTCAATTTTAAAAGACGACTTTAGACAAAAATATCAAGTTCTTTATGATCAAGGGTTAATTACGAATAAACCTTTGTAACTCTATTTATAAAGAAACAATATGAGCTTAGATAAAGAAATTTTCAACGGAAAGACTCTTTCTGATCTTTTTGGTGAAATACACGACAACTCTACACAAACTAGGTCTCAAATTAAAGCACTGATTGGAGAATTAAAACCTCTCATAGAAAATGTAGGAGACGCTACTCTTATCGTTCCAATGATAAAAGAGTATATGGAAATAGGTGTAAAAAATGATGAACACTTAATAAAGCTTGCAACAGTAATACAACGTATAGAAACAGCTGCAGCAAAAGGAGATAGTAATGAAATGTTTGACTTTGCTGAACTCCAAGACCTTTTAGAAGACTCTCAAGAATCAATCCAAGAGGTGGAAAACAAATCTGAGGAAACTGAAGAAGAAGAATAATGTTTGGTAGAATTGCTGGTTTATATGATAGTATTGCATCTGAGTTTAGTTCACCGGATGCTTTTTATGCAAGAGTTGTAGACGTTATCATCGATGCTAACCACCCTGATTATGAAGCATTAGGTGGTACCATTGCTTTGTATGGAGTAAAGTATAAACCTATCAACTCTAATTCTGATGAAGAAGCTGAAGAACAATTTTTATTTGCATATTGTCAGAAAAACGAATCAGTAAAATTACCTCTTAAGGGAGAAATTGTTGAAATCATATCACAACCAGATGAAGATAGAGATAAAGACTCTACTCAAACAAAAGATTTTTGGAGAAGCATTGTAAATTTTTGGAACCATCCTCATCATTCAGCAAGCCCTGTTACAGATGAAAACGATTTTGGTGATGATTTTGAAGAAAAGACAACAGTAAACCCACTGCAGTTATTCCCAGGAGATGTAGCAATTGAAGGAAGACATGGCAATACCATCAGATTAGGAGGTACTAATTTTGAAAGTAATCCTTTTTCTGAAGATGATAATAATGGACTACCTTTTATTGTAATAAAAAACGGTCAAAAAGAAGCTGATGACTCTATAGAAACAGTAGTAGAAGACCCTAACGAAGATAAATCATCTATATACCTTACATCAGACCACATTGTAGAACTTGAACAAGCACATGAAAAAAGAGATGCTTTTGAAGAGGAACCAGAAAAAGCAGATGTACATAAAGGTGCACAAGTTTTGATAAATTCGGGAAGACTATATTTTAATGCCAGAGATGAAGGTGCATTTATATCAGCAAAAGAAATGATAGGATTAAATGCAAAAGTTATTGGTATAGATTCTGATGACTACATAGGGTTAGATAGTAAAAAAATATATTTAGGTACTGATGCTTTTGATGAAGATGAACCTGCGTTAAAAGGAGAAACCACAACGGTATGGTTAGAAGATTTAGTAAGCTTACTTGAAGCATTAGCTAAAACTATGGCTACAACACCACCAGCACCTCCTACTTATATAGGTGCATTAGTAAAAGAAGGAGTGAAACTTCAAGTTCAATTACCAAAATTAAAACAACTTTTAAACAACCTACACTCTAAAAAAGTGTTTATTGATAAAATCTAATGCCGTACGTAAATATACCCCCAAGTAACTTAGTAGGTTCTGTATCTAGACTTATTGGAAAGATAGAAGGAGAGATTACTGCTGCAGTTTTATCAAAAGCAATAGAACTGAACAATAAAATAAAATCAGAAGGTTGTCCAACAGATGTACGAAGATTGCAAAATCAAGTTAATGGACTAAACAACCAAATAGGTTCAATTGACAGTAGATTATCAAAATTTAAACAACTACCTAAAAAGTTAAAAAGACCTTTATCTGGACTAAAAAAAGCATTAAAAGTTATTTTAGCAATTCCAATACCACAATCTGTACCTCCTGGTTTTGGTTTGCCGGTAAACATTACAACTAAGTTTGCTGACTTATTACACCTCGTAAAAGAATTTATAAGACAAATATCAGACGATGTAGATGCGTTAACTATCGTAACTCAAAACTCTACAGTTCAACTTAAATCGATAGAACGTAACCTTAAGAAACTTCAAACTGCAACAAAAATTTGTATTTTAGAAAAACAATTACAAAAACTTCAAGAAGATGAAGAACTTTCTTTTGAAGACATGGTTCGGTTAGGACTCATATCTGATGAAGGAGATTTAGTTACAGCAAACTTGACTAAAAGAGCAATAGATTTTGACAGTTATAGTAACTTATCTATAAACGGTATAGCAGACCAAACAGGTTTAACCCCGCAGCAAGTAGTAAATCAATTGAAAGATATTAAACCTAATGATTTTGATCAACTACAAGACGATTTTAAAAACTTACTCAACAACCTAGATAAAAGTAACATAGGTCAAAATATAAAAGATTCACTAAAAGGTGTATTAGATTCTTTTTTAGATGTAGACGATACTGTAAAAAATACTGATGATAAATTTACTCACATAGGACCAAACGGTATTTTGTATAAATTAGATATAATAAAAGACCCAGAATCACCTTCTATTGCTCCAAGAAGATTTGCTGTTGCAATAGACCCTAACAATGTTATAGTACTTAGAGGAGCAAAGTCTTTTGCTTCTTCTATTGATATTTTGCTAGAAGAAATTAAATTTAGAATAGATAATCAACTTCCATAACTAAACTATTTATATATATGAAACTCGATCAATTAAGAAAAATAATACGAGAAGAGGTACGAGCTGCAGTTAAGGAGGAGTTACAGGATATGTTAAATGAAGCAGTAAAATATGCTAGTGCTCCTGCTCCTCAACAAATGCAACAAGTACCAAAAGGGCAACCCAAAAAGTGGTCCGTTGGTAAAAGTGCAACCTTAGATGAAATGTTGCAAGCTACCAAACAAGAAATGACTGGACAAGATGTAAAAAACATAATGGGTTCATCTGGAGTACAGAAACCTAATTTTGCTTCAATGATGTCAAATCAAATGGTAAGAGAAAATAACGGACCTATGCCCGGTATTGATATTAGTAAATTAGATTTTGTATCTAAAGCCAAATCAGTTTTAGATGCCTCATATAAAAAAGATAAAGCTAAGGCAGGAATTGTATAATGGCATTTGAAGTTAAGAAAATAGACCCTATAGACCTACAGCCAAGAAAAGCTGTGGGTGTTAGTTTACCTTTTTCAGGTAAAGCTGTCTTTAATCAAACATTTCAAACTAAAGATGCAATAAAAACTAACATAATAAACTATTTTTTAACTTCAAGAGGAGAAAGATATTTGAACCCAACTTTTGGTAACAGGTTACAAAATTTACTTTTTGAACAACTAACACAAGATAAAGTAACAGAAATAGATGAAGCAGTTAGAAACGATTTGGAACTTTATTTTCCAAAAGTTCAACCTATTGAAATAAACACTATAGGTAACGCAGATACTAATACTGTACAATTTTCACTGAGGTATAAAATCAAAAGTACCGGTATTGAAGATGAGGTTGTAATAAATTTTGAACAATAATGGCAGAGCAAAGAGACATAAAGTATATCAATAGAGATTTTAATGACTTAAAATCATCTTTGGTTGAGCTTGCTAAAAATTACTTCCCTGACGCCTACAATGATTTTGGTCCCACTTCACCTGGTACCATGTTTATTGAAATGGCTGCTTATGTTGGTGATATACTTTCATTTTATCAAGATAACCAATTACAGGAAACATTTTTACAGCATGCTAAAAACCCAGCTAATCTTTACTCATTAGCATACATGATGGGATATCGCCCTAAAGCAACTTCTGCTGCGGAAGCTGAATTGACTGTTACCCAAAGAGTTGAAGCAACTGGTACTGAATACAAACCTAACTTCGATCAAGCACTGTCTATAAGTAAAAATGCAATTGTTAAAGCTTCTGTAGGAGAAAATATTACTTTTTTAACAAACGAAGCTGTAGATTTTAATTATAGTAGTTCATACGATCCAACCGATATAAGAATTTTTTCATTAGACGGCGGCAATCCTGCAGAATACCTACTTAGTAAAAAAGTAAAAGCATTTTCAGGTAATATTAAAACAACAACACAGACCTATACCACTGCAGAAAAATTTGCAACATTTGAAATATCAGATGATAATATAATAGGTATTTTAGACGTCATAGATAGCGATGGTAATGAATGGACCGAAGTACCCTACCTTGGTCAAGACACAGTGTTTGATACTCAGGCTAACACTAATTCAGATAGTAATATTGTACCTAATAACTTAAGATTAAAAAAAGTACCTAGAAGATTTGTTACAAGATTCAATTCAACAGGTAAACTACAAGTACAATTTGGTTCAGGTATAAGCGTTCAAGATGATCAAGACATCGTACCAGACCCTACAGTAATTAGAAATTCTGATACTTTTTTATCCACAAACGAGTATTTTAAGGCTTACGACCCTTCAAACTTTTTGTTTACTCAAACATACGGTTTAGCTCCTTCAAACACAACTTTGACTGTAAGGTATCTCACAGGAGGAGGAGTAGGAGCAAACGTACCTGCTAACACTATTGATTCTATAGACACTGTAGTTACTACTGCAATTGATGATACATATGCATCTACACTTACGTTTAATAACGAACAACCAGCCTCAGGAGGTAAAGATGCTGATTCAACAGAAGAGTTAAGACAAAATTCATTAAGAGCATTTGCTGAACAACAACGTACTGTTACTCTACAAGACTACACAGTAAGAGCATTATCACTACCTTCATCATTTGGTAGTATTGCTAAAGCATTTGCTACTAAAGACGGCTATGTAAACGGTGATGCAGGTGTATTAGGTAACAATCCTTTAGCTATAGGTTTGTATATTTTAGCATACGATATTAATAAAAAACTAGTATCAGCAAGTAATACGTTAAAACAAAACTTAAAGACATATTTAGCAGAGTTTATGCCAGTAACAGATGCAGTTGATATAAAAGACGCATTTGTTGTAAATATTAAAGTTAGATATGAGATAGTAACACTACCTAATTATGCAGCGAGAGATATTCTCCTACAGTGTAACAATAAGTTGATTGATTACTTTAAAATAGAAAAGTGGAGCATTAACCAGCCGATTAATCTTTCAACCCTATATACACAATTAGATCAGGTAAGAGGTGTACAAACAGTGAAATCTGTTGTTATTGAAAATCTTGCTGGAGGTAGATACTCCGATCATGCATATGATGTTAAAGGAGCAACAAAAGACAACATAGTATATCCTTCATTTGACCCTTGTATATTTGAAGTAAAGTATCCGCAAGAAGATATTGAAGGTAGAGTAACAACATTATAAGATGGCAATATATAGAATTTACCCTGAAAAAGACACCTATATTAATAGTTACTCAACTTCTGGCGGCTTTTATGCTAATGCTGGTAAAGATGAGATACTTGAAGTAGGTGGTTACGTTGACATCGATCAAAGTGGTCAAGCTAAAAGAACACTGATACAGTTCAATCAATCTGAAATTGTAAGTACGGTAAACACTAAAGTATCTGGACCAATATCAGCAAGTTTAAATTTAAGTTTAGCTAATGCTACAGAATTACCTACGTCTTACTCTATTTTTGCTTTACCAGTTACACAATCATGGACTGAAGGTTTAGGTAAAGGTGACGATACACCTAACAACACTACCGGCTGTTCTTGGAAGTATAGAGACGACGGTGCAACCGAATGGGCAACATTAGGAGGTGATTTTACCTCTAGTTTATCAAGTACTGCTTCATATAACGTTAATGACGATCACGACCTATCTTTAGATGTTAGTTCAATAGTAGCTGCCCACTATTCTGGTTCGTTAACTAATAATGGAATAATTTTAAAGATAGATGATGATATTGAGTTTAATACTACATCATCAACACTTTTAAAATACTTCAGCAATAATACAAACACCATATATCGACCTTTTTTAGAATTTAAGTGGGACGATTCATCTTATAGTAGCACCTTAACAGAATTAGACACAGATATTGCAACTGTTAAAATTAAAAATGCAAGGGACCAATATTCAATAAGTGATTCAATAAAGTTTAGATTATCAGCAAGACCTAAATACCCTACAAGAGCATTTACAACCAGTTCGATTTATTTAACAGAATATAAGTTACCAACCGCTTCGTACTGGGGTATAAAAGATGAAATGACTGATGAAATGGTTATAGATTTTGATACATCGTTTACTAAGATAAGTGCAGATAATACCAGTGCATTTTTTAATGTAGACATGAATGCACTATCGCCAGAAAGATACTATAGACTATTGGTAAAGTCAACAGTCAATGACAACACAATAGTAATTGATAATAAAAATATATTTAAGGTAACTAAACATGGCTAATGAAATCAAAATACAGAAGAAAGTATATGATCCAAAGACGTTTGACAAAGTTATCGATAGAAACTTTAAGACGTTTGCTCAACCAGAGGACCCTGCACTTCAACCAACTGTAGAAGATTTTTTTAACCTATATGAGGAATTATATTTTGAGATACCATTAGAAGGAGAAAATCAATCTCATCAGTACCTTGTCCAAAAAAGTTCTGAATTATTAGATTTTGAAAAAGATACTTCAGACATTCAACCTTTGTTAGATGAAATTTCGATATTGAGAGAACAAATACTTTCTCTTAATGAACAACTAATTGAAGCAAACACTCCTGACGTTTAATGAGCATATTCAAATACACAGTTAACGAAATACCATTAGATGACTTAGGAACGTCTAAAAAGTTGGAATCGAAAGACGACAAACTAATACAGTCGTTTGAACTAAATTCAACATTCGATACATCCAAACATAAATTAGACCTGTTTGTTTATAGTGCAGACAACACCTTTCTACAGAGTGTATACGACTATCCAGATTATTCAGCGTTAATAAACTCAGCAGGTGCTGGTAAAGATGGTATTTTAAACGTTACACTCGACCCTGTTAATGATGCTAGAAAATTAGGATTTGAAAACGGTGATATAAGGTTATTATATAAATTTTCAGATGATCTATTTTCAGACGATAAAAGAGTAAAGCAGTTTTTTATTCATAGTTTATCACCAGATAGAACTGAAATACGTGCTTTATCTAATCAACTTACTGATCAGGAAATATTAGAGTATTCAAACAGTTTATCTAAGAAGTTAAACAATGGTTCTTATTTTTCTGAGTTTAATTTAAACTTTGAAAAGTTAGTAACATCAATTGGTATTAACGTTACTACTGAAAAAATAGACGAAGGTTTAGCATTAGTAATAAAGTTATATAGACCGTTAGATAACTCGATACAAGTAAAGGATATATTTAGTGTAGTTGAACTTGTAAGCGACTCTAAGTATTTTGAAATTACATCAGAATACATAGAAGACAAACTTAAGTTAAACTATATTAAAGGTCCAAATTTTAGTATTGATATAGTAGAGGATAATTTTAATCCAACAGAATTTTTTAACTATAACGAACTTTTTAGCTATCCAATTACCAGTTCATATTATGAATTAAGATCACTGTTTAATGAGAAAAGTGCTCAAATAGCAATAGATCATACTAATTATGAATCTTTTATACACTTTAGTTCTGCTGAAGAAAGGTTAAGAAACTTTAAATACAAATTAGATTTAATTAATAGTTATCAATCCAGTTTAACCTCAGTTAAAAGCACAGGTTATACTAAAACTGGTGCAACAGGTAGTATCGATTACTATGAAAATCTAATAAACGGCATAGTACAAAATTTTGATCATTACGATAGATATCTTTACTTTGAGAGTAGTAGTACTGCATGGCCGAAAGTCAACACTCAAAGACCATACACTAATCAAGCATCAACTACCAATGAAAGTATTACGTGGTTTACTAACCAAATAGTAACTGCTTCCAACTTTGATAACACCAACGTTGATATACTTACAAATACTATACCTACGTTCATAAGAGAGGATGTACAAAACAACCCATATGTAATGTTTGTGCATATGATAGCTCATCATTTTGACAACCTATGGGTTTATTTTCAAGCAGTATCAGATAAGTACGACGCAGACAATAGGTTAAATTTTGGTATATCAAAGGACCTGGTAAAAGAAGCAGTTGAATCGTTAGGTTTAAAGTTATATAATAGTAACCAAAATCTCGATAACTTGTTTTCACTATTAACAGGAGAAAGTTACTCTTCTGGTAGTGAACTAATAACTCAAGTGGTTACAGCCGTATCCGGTTCTGGAAGTGATTATCTACAACCAATGCCTAAAGATAATTACTTAAAAGAGGTTTATAAAAGAATTTACCACAACCTACCATTAATACTTAAGGCAAAGGGTACTGAAAGAGGTATAAGAGCTTTAATAAATTCTTTCGGTATTCCAAAAGATATATTACCAGTAAAAATATATGGAGGTAAGGATACCAATACTGATAAATTTACTAATCAAAACTTTGTTACAAGTTCGTTAGGTAAAGTAAGATTAGACAACACTGGTAGTTTAATATCAGGTAGTACACTCTCAAAGTATAGTTCCGTACGTACAAGGAACAGTAAATATTCTGATGATTTACATACTGTTGAAGTTGGATTTTCTATTACGAAATTATTAGATGATTATTTAGAGTCTAGATTAAGTAGTAGTTTTCATATTGATGACTACATAGGGGATCCTAGAGATAGTAGTACCACAGAGTACTACGAACTACAAAAACTAAGAACTCAAATTTACGAACAAGATGAAAATCTAGAAAGTAATATTTGGAACTTTATAAACAGTAATTGGGAAGATTACCAAGCCTACTGGGGTAGAGATGATGTATTTAGAACTCCAAGTGCTTTTATAAGACTAATAAAGTTTTTTGATAATAGTGTATTTAGGGTAATAAAAGATCTGGTACCGGCTCGTACCACCATTAACACAGGTGTAATAGTAAAATCAGATATACTTACACGTAACAAAGCTAAACAAGTATCAGTAAGTTTAGAAAATAAAATTTATACCGGCAGTATATCTGTTGGGGATATAACAGGAAGTCACGGTGATAGTTTCGGCAGTACTTTAGAATATAACACAAACTACTCAGCATCGATACTTACACCTAAAGGTTATGCACCAAGAAACGAATCGTATCAAACTCCTAAATTTACAGGAGAGTTTTCTGGTAGTTTAGTTATTGCTTCTGACGGAGAGTTAAACAAAGCAAACACATTTAAAAAAGGTGCACAACCTATTATTGATTTTAATTTAACTGTATTTAACTTATCACTACCGATACCACCTTCTTGTGATCTATTCCTTAAAGCAACATACGTAGGAGATATAATTAACTTCTATGGAGAAGACGGCAAAGGAACTGTAAGAGCTATTTATCCAGAGACAGTAGCTGCTACTTCAGGTAGTATAAACCTTATAGTTGACTATACACTATATGAGTATGCATCAGCAGTAGCTGAAGGAGCTGCTTACGGTGGAGGAGGTTACTTTGGGGTGTTTGACGGATGGTATACAGAACCCCAAGGTAGTGGTTCGTTAGTTACAACAGGTAGTACTATAACCGTAACATATGATTTACAACTAGCATCAGGTTCTGAATACTATGCTAACTTTTTTGACGAATAATGACTGAATTAGAATTTATAGAAACATCACCGTCGGATTATGGAGGAGCAGTAAATGCTAACCTTCTTATAAGTAGTAGCGTGGTTAACCCTGGAGTTGACAATACACCGCAACCTCCTTATGCAATAATAGGTGTTTCAATTCCTTTTCAAGACGACAATAATGTAAAAATAGAATCAGCACTCAAAGAAGTAACAGAACTCAGATTCGATTTCACAGAAGGTACTATCAAACCTAAAGTGCTTGAAAGACAAAGAAGAGATGGTTATTTCTATATTCGATTAGAAAAAACTTTTGTTAACACTCTTCCACCGGTCATAGATACTTTAGGTACAGGAACACCTGCAGAACAAGACATCTACAGGTATGATGATTCAGAATTTGTATTTGTTCCTTTCTTTGAAATAGGGTTCAACAATAATGATTCTAATCCACTTATTAACACATCGAATGTAAGTAAAACAAATGCTATACGACAAGTAGTTGACCGAACTTCTGATGCAGCGAACCCTACAAATTTAACTGCAATTCTAGCTAGAACAGCTCAACCTGCACAAGTTCAAAACTGCTCTTACACTAAAACAGGGTTAATTAACGCAAGGTACGATGGTACAAAACTAACAAGTGGAAGTGTTGTTGGAAATGACCCTGCTCTTACTTTTAGAGAAGTAGAAGCATCTGTTCACCTATTAGATTCATCACCTGCTGCCATAAGAGGGATAAGTGACGATACAAGAGAAATAAAATTAATTTACTTCAATCCACTCGTTTCTGGCTCACATCCTACTAAAGCAGTACAAACCTTTCCAAGTGGTTCTAATTACCTATATGAGGAACAAGACAAAAGATTTATTAGAAAAAAAAAAAAAAAAATATTTATTGTAGATAGAGATCAAGTTTTAACAACTGACGAATCTGGTATAGTTGAATCGGTTGAATAAATTACTATTACTAACATATTTATATAAAACACATACAACAAAATGGGATATTTAGATAATTCGGTCGTAACAGTAGATGCGATCTTAACCAAAAAAGGAAGAGAGCTGTTAGCTAGAGGGGACGGCTCTTTTAAAATCACTCAATTTGCTCTTGCAGATGATGAGATTGATTACACCCTTTACAATCCAACACATCCCTCTGGTTCTGCACTCTATGGAGAAGCAATCGAAAACTTACCGTTATTGGAAGCATTTCCTGATGAGACTCAAATTATGAAGTACAAACTCACGACTTTACCAAGAGGTACTTCTAAACTACCAATCTTGGATATTGGATTTAGTTCAATCACTCTTAAACAAGGAGCTTCAGTAGCAGTTACCCCTCAAACACTTAACTACTTAGGAGCAACGACAATTTTCGAAAACGAAGGATATACAGCAACTATTGCAGATATCAGAGTGTTGAATTCATTTACAGGTGTAGGAGTTAATACAGAAGAAGCAGAAAGACTTAACACCGGTACTACCATTGGAACCAACGTTTCTAAAACAGTAATTGGTACTTCTATTAACTTGACAGCAACATCAGTCAATACTCTGTTTGGTAGCAAAACACAGTTACAAACTACACTTACTGTGATTGGTAGAGGTTCTGGTGCTAGAATTACCATTCCAGTAACAATTTCCAAAACTAACTAATTATGTCATACAAGAGATTTGATCAAGAAGATGTTGTAGTAAGTGCAGAGTCGATTACCTCTCCTGTATGGACAGGTGGTGCAACTACACTTTCTACGTTTTTTACATCATCAACACAGACAGGTGGTACATCTGCCGACTATTATTACAATATTTACAATACAGGTTCTGGTTTAGATAATTCAAGAGTACAGTTTGCTGTTGCCTATGCTGATAAAAAAGGTAGTGGTTCGTTAAACTTTAACGTAAATGTACCAGGAAAATCTCCTTCTTCAACCATATACGGACAGTACAGAAACCTTGTGCTAGGAGATGAAGATCAAGATTTCACTTTTGGTTCAAAAGTATCAGAACATTTTTATGTACTGTCTATTGATAGAGCAAGATACAAAGAAAAATTATTACCAGGTTCATTGGATTTGGTATTAGGTATATCTGGTAGTGGAGCTAGATTAAGATTGACTGATGATAGTCAAGTTAATTCCACAATCAGATTCAACGATGCAGGTAGAGTTTACGAATTAGTGTCTGGGTCTCAAGGTAGTGTTTATACTGCACAGAATGCAAACGGATATACAGATGCTTCTGGTTCGTATGGTAAATTGCTACCAGATGTAGGAGTTATCTTACTCAATGGGAATGCATTAGATTTGGCTACTGGTTCAGCTGGTGGTATTCAACTTGCAACCGGTAGAGGTAGTAATGCAGCTAATTTAAATCAACGTAAGTTATTTGATGCTATCAAAGAAGGTGGTAACTTTAGAATTCAATCTGAAGAGACTATTTCATCCAACTTTGTATTTGTTCGAGCTAGAAACAGTGAGTTTAATTACTCAACTAATCCATCTTTAATTACAGGTTCAGGAGAGATTCGTCACAATGTAATGATTGACACTCCTCAATCATTTATTACTACAATCGGATTATATAACGATAACAACGATTTATTAGCAGTTGCTAAATTATCAAGACCCCTACTAAAAGATTTTACAAAAGAGTCATTAGTAAGAGTTAAGCTTGATTATTAATGAATGAGCGCTTACAAAAAACTAAACAGGCAAGATGTATATGTCTCTGACTACGTTGCACGCAAACAA